CTTCGGGCATCGATCGACGCCAGACGCCTCGATTCCATCGGTGCATATCGAGCATCTTTTCGCCATGTTTTACCTCGATGATTTCATAAACTGCGGGTTGCGACTTGCACCCTAGGAAAAAGTAAACACAACAACAAACACAACAACAAGAAACACGAGAAACCATTCCATTTCAACCTCCATACGCCGCCCCGAAGTGGGTTGGCAAAAGGACCGAGAGGGATTTGAACCCTCGCTTCCTGATCGCTCAGGCGTTCCGCCGCAATAACTTCCGGGACAAAAGGATCGGGCAGGATTTTCACCTGCTTGGCGTGGGATACTCGATGTTCCGACCGCGCCGCCGATCCTGTTTCGCTATTCCGTTGGCCCCTCAATCGCTGGTAGTTCGTTTCGGGTTAGTTTGACGCGATCTAAGGGCCTGGACTCAACGTCGATGATATCGCCTTGAACGTCAACCGATAAAGCTCGCTGGGCTTCGGTATCGTCAATCACACACAAGCCCCTGCCTATGACGTAATGCATCGCCGTTTTCATCGCTTGCGGGACCGGCCAAGCGTGCCAGGGGCTAGAGGATTTCGCCCACTCATTCCCAGGTTTCTCGGCGTATCGGTACGAATCCGAAGTCTCTCGCCGTTGGTCGATAAGCTTTTTCGCGACCCATGCAGAGCAAAGAAGCGTGCCTGTATCATGTCGCTTGACAAGCACTACAACGCCCCGCAATTCCGCTTCGGTCGTTGGTGGATTGTCCAGGTCCATCCACTTGATGACAACGTCCCCGGTCTCAGTCACCTCGATCTGATCGCCGTGACCGATCGGAATCGCGACCATGTGCGACCCTGCACGGTTCGCTAGAGCATTCAAGCCCCGATGCGATAGCTGGTAGGTTAGTTGAGGGGCTTCACCTTTGCGAGGTCGTCTCGGAATCGCATAGGCCAAAGCCGCTGCCCCTGTCGATGGGTAGATGCCCGTAAGAGCCGAGACCGCCACTACTTGCCCGATGCTCTGCAAAGTGCAGGAATCAAAGTCAGTAGGGTCTTTTGCGCTTGCCCTAGCCGCTGCCAATGCCGCCGAGACGCGACCGGCCGATTCCCTGGCCCTTTCTTCGCCTACCCAGGTCGTGAGCATCCCAAGGCTGATATCGTAGCATCGCTCTCGGAATGTCGGAATTTTCTTGATCGCGTGAACCGCCTGAACGGTCCCCGCAGTCTGTTCGCCCGATAGCGGGATCTCCACCGCTGGCTGTTTTCCGGTAGGAATTTCTACCGCCGTCGCTGGTTGATCTGTTGTCGTTTTCGTCATTGTTATTCTCCTTCGTGAACAATTCGTTAATCACAAACACAAACTTCCGTTCGCCAATCGCCCGGAATGTTCTCGCCCCTAGCCCATTGCTCAAGGGATTCAATTAGCCGCTCCGATTGTTCCTTGAGCCTCTTGTGCCCTTGCTCCATCATCGTCGGCGGTAACTCGATCAGCGACGCCTTTTTATCGCCCTTCGATACCACCGCAAACAAAAACCGGAAAGGTTCGCCGTAAGTGCATTCCGCAAGCGACGTGTAAGTCGCTGCTTGCATGTGATAGTCACGCTGGTACGCCGTTCTCCTAAACTCGCCGGGCAACTCAGACACCGACGTTTTAACGTCGAGAATAATTCGCTCCGAGGGGATAATTAAATCGCATCGGCCCTTGAGCGAATGGCGTTCTCCGTATGTGGCAAGCAACGTCTTCTCGACTTGCCGCCCGCTGTGTTCAAGCATTGCGTTTATCTTGCCGTGATTGCGTAGTGCTTGCATCCACAAGACCGCTTCATCGTGCTCGGCGGTTGTGTGCCATCGCTGATCCGGTCGCTTAATCATTTCGCTGGCCCAAGTGTCGTAAGCCTTGCCGCTCTTAACCGGCCCGGAATCCTTTGCCTTGCCCGCTGGAGGGTCTTCACAAGTCCACTCGGCGGTAAACTTCTCGGGCTCCAAAACCATTGTGTGAAGCATCGACCCAAGCCGGAACGCGTCCGACTGATGCCCCTCCCAGGTCTTTGCAATGTGCCGGTAATAGTATTGGGCTTTGGATTCGTGATACTCCTTGATGCCGCTACAGTTGATTGCCTTAATCGCGTAATAATCACTTGTCATCTGCAAGCCCCTCATCCAATTCGGGACTGTACATAGGCAACAGATTAAGCCCCTCGGCCACCGGATCAGCGGACAGTCTCTCGATGAGTGCATCGGCGTAGGCAACCGCAGTCCTGGCGACTCCGTTGGGGTCGTAAATCGGACACCCTGCCAACATCCCCTGCATCGCCATCGCCGCGATTAATTCTCGCTTGGTAAAGCCGCCAACAGTAAAAAACTCCTCTCCAAACAGGTATTTGACCGGATTCGCCAAATCATTCCCGTCCATAAATCACCTCAGCAAAAATCTGCAAAAGAATCGCAACAACTCCACCGGCAAACATTGCTCGGCAGACTTCGACGGTATCAATCACGGTACGCCCCTTGCATCGCCATAGACTCAGGGGAGGCTTTGCGAGCTTTGTTGGCCCGGTCCATCGCCGCCCATAGGGTGACGCCGCAACCGAAGGAAGAGCCGAGAACAAAGCCGCCGACGAAAAAACAGAGTAGGAGGGTTTCCATCGTTTCAATCTCCAAAAAAGGTTAAACAACTTCCAACTCAATCCGCAATAACGCTGCATCCTCAGCGTCGATGGGGCCGCAGTTGGCCTCCCATTTCACGCCGCTTGCAAGACTCAAGCCCGATACCATCCGCTCGGCAAGTGCTTCCGCTGCCCTGATGCCTGGGTCGCTAGACAAGCCCACAAAAACATCGTCGAGCGTAGGCATCCCCAGGAACGGGCTATCGTAAATCTCGATCCTAAACCATCGACCCGTCTTGACGCCCTCGTAAATAGCGTCTTTGTCGAACGTGCATTTCGCCACCCGCGTTATCCGCGTTGCCCTCTTCGGCGTCTGTCGCAACTTCGAGCCCTTGACCCGCTTTCGCGTTGCAGTCACCAGCAAATAAAACTCATCCATTGGCCCGCCCTCGCTTTCGTTTCACCGCTGGAGCTTTCGCAGGGTCGTATCGGACTGGCCGCCCTCGCTTTCTCTCGGGCAATGCCGCCCAGGCTTCGACGGGATCCAATTGGAGCACCCGAATAGCCCTGTCGACGATTGCCAATCCGACGAAGGTTGACCACTCAATACCCTCGACCGACGCCGCCTTGCGTCCTATGGCTTCCCAGGGTTCTGGTTGCGTTGTGTTGACGTTGACCGTGTTACTCATCAATTCGCACTCCGAAGGGGGTTCCGTCGGCAAATTCAAATCGCTTAAAAGCATCAGCCATTGAGTAGCGAGCGATCATCGAGCCAGCCGCAATGTACACGCCAACCTGGCCAGTGCTGACTACGCTGTCAAATCCATGGCTACCCTTGGTGCGAAGTGGCTTGCCCCAGTGAGGCAGGTACTCTCCCGCATTCTCAAACGGTCGATACTTTTCGGGCTTCTCGATCTTGCGAAGAATTACGCATCCATGAAAGTGCTTGTCGTCGATCGCTTGAACGAGATCGTCTAGCCCGTTAATAAACCATTCGCCAGTCTCAGGCTTGCCGATCCTTACCAACTCCCAGCCCTCCGGCACGCCCGGTATTTGATTCGCCATCATTCGCCCTCCGCTAGTGTTGGTTGTGTTGCTTCAAGTCGACCTCGCAGTACCGCGCATAGGTCGGTTAGCCGCTGGCTATGGCTTTGTAATCGCAAAAGGCAATCCCTATCCATCGGTATTTTTTCGCTGCCGTTTCCAACTAGCCAAGCCGCGTCCCTGATATCCATTAGCAGTTCCACTTTCGTTTTGTCGCCTATCTCCATGCTATTCGCCCTCCGTTAGTGTCTTGCGTAAGTGTTGGATTGCCGGGTCTTGTGCCTCAAGCCGCTGCCGTAGGAGCTTGCAGTAGATGTGCAGTGCGTTGGCATGGCTTTCGATCATAATCAACCCTTCAAGGTCGATTTTGCCAACAATCGAAAAAGCCCGGTCCCAGTGCTCATCGATCAAATTCCCCGATCGCCGGATATCGTCAATCAACTCCGCGTCTGTTTTCTTCATCAATAATCCCTCTCGGTTAAGTGCAATTTCGCCAGCGTCCCGCGAGCCCATTTCGCCCGCGTCGATGGTGTGTTTCGTGCCTCTGCCGTCTTGGCTTTCGCCTGTCGGCAGTCTCGGCATTGAGTGTCTAGCCCGTCCTTGGTCCGATTGGATTTACGGAACTCGCAGAGGGGCTTGGGGGTCTGGCATTTGGTGCAAAGTTTCATGGGTTCGCACCCAAGACAAACCTGCCCATGCCATCGTGAGCCGCTCGCCACTCAGGCTCGCTGGTCCATAGCTCACCCGCTTCCGGCTGGCGTCGATCCTCGTCTTGGGTTGACGCCAGCAAAAATTGCATATCTGGCCAGACAAGCATAGCTTGAGCCACCGCTGTCTCTGCGTGTTCCTTGCTCATGTACTCGCCCGAGGTCTTGTCGTCGCTTCGGTTGATCCGCCAGCCGTCTACGCAGTGCCATCCGCCCGCCATTTGATCGTCTCCAAAAAAGTTAGTCGTTGGGAGTGGGGTCTATTTGCCGTGGAAGTGATTGAAGCCCCAAAGGCCGATCGCTTGGCTGCGGATCTTGGCTTGCGTCCTGATCGTGAGGATGTGGCAGGAGGTGTAATGCCCCGCTACGCTATCCCATACCAGGATCGCACCGTTACGCCCAGGCTCTACTAGCACCTTGTTTTCGCGGACACTATCGCCACTAAAGGCCTTGCATCGGATCGTCAGTTCTACGTCGTTAGTTTCAAGTACTGTTGCCATCGTATCGTCTCCAAAAAGTGTGAGTAAAAAGGCCCCGAAGGGTTTCGCCGTTGATGGCTGGTTAGTGGGTTAGTTCGTCGTCCCGCAGTAGCTGTAGCTGCTGTACTTGGCGTAGATCGCCGCATTCCATTCTTCATCATCGCCGCCAACGGTTCGCTCGGCCAAATCCTCTTCGCTGATTAGGATCGCTTGGACTTGCTCGGACCCGGCGTTAATAAGCCCCGAGACGCGGCCCCAACCATCGATCAATCGAAAGCCGTCTTCGATTTCGATCGCAATAACCGGCTTGCCTTTGTTGCTTGCGAGCGGTGCAACATCGCTGCCGAAGCCGCCGGGAAATTGAACGTCGTCGAGGTCAAGCATGTATAGCCCGGTGTCAGTTACGTCGAGGTTTGCGATTTGCATTTCATCGTCTCCGGTTAGTGGTTTGCGTTGCGTTTGCCTGACGTGTGTATATTATCGACCCACCAAACAAACATCAACACCTTTACCGATAAAGATCTAGAAGTTTTTCCCAAAATAATCGTTTCGCCAACGAAAACGCAGGGAAAAAAGATTCTGGTTTTTTTGGCTAGGTGGCTAGGATCGCCTGTATCCGAGCCGAAAAAGCACCCTGGCAACGTCGGTCGCCGTCTGTTCGACCGTGTCCTCTGCTAGGTCCGGTTGGCAGGCGTGGAGCAATTCGTGGATGATCGTATCTAGCTCCACTTCGCCCGTGAGCCGGTTGGCAATCGTGATCGTCCGCTCATCCCAATTGCAAAGCCCCATAAGAGGGCGATTGAGTCTTGCGAACTTTAGGGTGTAGTATTTCCCGCGAAGCCGGCAACGCATCATTTCGCCCTCTGGCTGTCATACCGAACACAACCGGATTTCCAGTCCCAGTAAAATTTAAGCCACGCCGCCCCGATATTCTTCGGCCCGAGCATCTTCTCGACTTCCCAACCGCCCTCGCCATCGCCCCAAGCGTCTTTGTATCCTGGAACTCGGATATGCAGTTGCTCATCGTGGTAGATGACCCCACTGATCGAAATACGCTGCCGCCTGATCGGCATTTGCCATTCGTCGTGAGTGTGGCCGGTTAGCACGATCTGAGCATCTGGCGTGAATACCGCTAGGCGATTGGTTTGAATGGTTCCGCGCGTCACTGGCCCTCCGCCGCCCGTTCCGTGGTAGTGGTGGAGCATCACCGTATCCTTCGTCGCTTTGCCCCCTGTCTGGTTTGGATCCCTAAACCGGAAGATAACCCAACCGCCGTATCCGCTAGCCTCAGCGATACCGCCGCGATGCCTTAGACGGGATGCCAGACGATCGGTTAAATCGGTCTCGTGAGCCTTGGTCATCGCCGTCTCATGGTTGCCCCTGCCGAGTACCGCTAGGTGGCTCTTGAATGGATCATAGAAGTCTGCCGCTGTTTCAACCAGCAGATCGAAATAGTTGCTCCCTTGGTGCTCTAGCCTGAGTGCTGATTTATCCGCTCGCTTATCCCACCGGCCTTGCATCGCGCAGAATAGATCGCCGTTGTCGATGATCGGAGCGTCGTACTCAAGAGCCTCTTGCAAGTGCTGCCGTTCTAGGTCTTGATCGCACTTTGGGTTATCGTGGTGAACATCCGACCGAAGCAAGACCCATTGCTCCCAATCTTTGTTCCTGTTTAGGTCGATCGTTATCTCATGGACGTTGTTCGAGATCCGCTTTAACTTCCAAGCCATCTGATTTCCTCCAGATTTTATAGGCTTCATCGATCGTGATTTCAGGCTTGCCTAGCTTCGCGTTCACGGCGTTGTGTAGCCGAACGCCCCATGCGAAGAATGCTTCGGGAGATGAGAAGTCGGGGGGCATGTCGGCAAGTATTCGCTGGTATCCGTCCTTGCAATCGCACCGCTGGGGAATTAGGTACTGCCAGATGTCCAACCATTGGGGGTCGCAACCGCGATAGCCGTGGAGCTTGGCCCAAGCTAGCCGCCCAGCCTGATTAGATCGCTCTTGCTGCTTGGCCAATAGTTCCTCATTGCTCATCGGCGTTGGCCTTGGGGTCGGTTGTGGCCTTGGCTGTCCGGGCTTTCGGCATTGCTTGACGAGTTCCGCAAAGTCGACAATTTTTACTGTGCTCATGGGTTAAGCGTCACTGTTACGGGTGGAAACGGTACGCAAATTCGGTAATTGCCCGTTAGATAGTTGATCGACTGACTAAACGAATAAGCATCGACCGTTGGCCCTCTGTTTTGGTACGGCATAACAATCGGATCTTCACCCGCGATGCAACTTGAGCAATCCCACCAATTGCAGGACGTTCGGTCGTCAATGTTCACACCTGGATAGGTGTCCGGGCTTTGGCACAAAGGCGGGCAATCTTGGGTTGTGTTGATGTTTTGATCTCTGAGCTGGTGGCACCCTGAGACGCTTACACCAGATGCCCCGGCAACCGTGAAAATCGAGTAATCGTAGGGAGGGCTGATACTACCAGCCGAAAGCCCTCTGCCAAGAAACCGATTGCTTTCGCAGTCGCAAGGGTAGCCGGGTATCCGCGGGCAATACTCGACTTCGCCCTCAGTTGTGTTGACAAGGTCGTTGTCGCAAGAGGCCCCCGTATCAAGGCAAAACAAGCATGATGCCGATATTGAAAGCTCTTCGCGTATGCCGCCCTCAACTTCCTCGATGTTTACGTTATCAGCCTGAACGCAAAAGCCTAAGTCGTTTCGATCGTAAAGAGCACCCGGTACGCAAAAATCGAAGTTGCATTGCGTGATCGGCGTATCGTCGTCAAACGTAATTACGCTAGGGATGTCCTCGAGCGTATCGTAAACTCGAACCTTAGTCATATACCGCGTTTCGGGATTACCAAAGGTCAAGTCGGTTTCGCAGTCGAACGCCGGATCATGCGTTAGCTTTTCGGTATCGCAAGCAGTCCGCTCGCAACATCCAAACTCGTCCGAGTAAGTTACGTCACGGGTAAACGAATTGTAGATACCACCGCCCTCTTGAACCTCATATTCAATCGTACATTCAACGACGTAGCGACAAACAACTTCGGTTCCAGGGGGGCAAATCATTTCGCGTTTGTAAATCGCGATATTTACCGCAAGGTAACGATACTTTGCCGCGAAGTAGTATTCCTCGATTAGCTCGAAATCAATTTGAGTCGTGCCGCAATTGATGATTTCCCCGCAAGCCTGAGCCCCGGTAACACTTGCGTTACTTGTCTCGTAGATGCAACTGCCTAGGGTCGCATCAAAATAGATTGTCCACGCCGGGCTAGCTGCGAACTTTTGAGACTCGATGATCTTGATCGATGTTGTCGACGATTCGTTGATCGTCTCTTCGGCAATCTTTTTGCAGTCGGTCGTATAGCCTGGATTGACTAGTTCGCGCCGTGCAATATGGCAACAATTCGACGACTCAAATTCTAGCACCGCCCCTGCAAGGCTTGGCCCGTCGACCGTGATATTCGAGACAAGCTCGGCCAGTTCTTCCGGGTCCATGCAACAGTCACCGCAATTACAACGCCCGAAGCATCCCATTTAGCAAACCTCCACGGCCACCCATTTGGCATCGATCGGAAATATCATAACCGTAGCCGCCGCTGCTATTGCCGTTGCTGTCGGAGCCCATGCCGTATAGGTCACGCTGCCCGCTGTCCAATTGCCGCTCGCGGGTTGCTTGGCTGTCACGGTCCCGCTGCTATTGCCCGCGATGCCAGAGGCCCCAACAATCGCCAGCAATGGCGTCTCGCAAGCAATCACCCTAATTAAATCGTCCTCTTGCTCGTCGTCACCGATAAACGTAAAGAGGCATCCCTTCGACAGGTCGAACGATGATTCAACCGGCCCCATGCGTGTTCCGGTCGTGTAGGTCGCTGAGTCTTTTTTTGCCCGGAAGATCGGCCCCCATTGAGCGGTGCCGATTTCATCTTGCAAGCATTCGCCCGGACCATTCAGAAGGAATGGCCCAATGACGGAATTGGCGTACTCGAAGGGCCTCTTGACCTCGATATAGGTCGTTCCGTCGATGTCGCTTGAGCCGACCATCTGCATACAGCCATAACCAGGGATCTTTGCGGCTGATCGATTGACGAAATAGATCGGAGTCGGCGTATAGGGAATCGCCATCGCTGCCGATGTCGACCCCATCCGCTCAAAGGCTTGGACGGAATCCCAAATCCGCTTGGCTAACTTCGGTGAGTATATCCCCGCCTCTCTGGCCACGTTAGCCCCTCGTATCGCAGAGGAGGGCTATCGAATAGATCGCCGGGGTTACCGCCGTAGCCGTTGCTGCATCGTTGCTACTGATCGACAGGCGAACTTCGAGCAAGTCCCCCGGGTCGACGCCTGTTGCGTTGACCGTGAACGTGTAAGCCGCCGCCGAGAGGCTATTCATTGACTGTGCGGCCGCAGTCACCAAATCCGCTCCAAGAACCCCATCTGAGCCGACGTAAGCCTCCGCGTCGATCGTGCAAGAAACATCCGCAACGGTCGTCTCCATCTTGGCCCGGATCTGTAGCTGGATCGTCTGCCCGTCCTCGTAGTTGGCCGGTATCGGAATTGCCAAATAGAGGCGTCTGGTAGTCGCTCCAAGAGCCTTAACATTGCCCGCCGTGATTCTGGCCGGATCTGTTCCCCAAGTGCCTGAGACTAGCCCTAGATCGTCGTCAGCCGCCGCCGCTGGTAGGTTTGTTGCGACTGCGTTCCAGGTTCTAGCTTGGGTCAACGGGACAATCGACTCAGCAAGCACCCTTTGGGCTAGCTTGGTCGTCGCGATGTCGGCATTACCCGCGATGGTGTAATTTGTAATTACCTCGGGGGGTAGAATCATTGTTACGTCAGGAATGGTCGTCATAGTAAGCCCAATGCTCCGTAAGGAAGGGAATCGTAAATCTTAAATTCAAGCCAATGGGCCTCGACGCTTTGGCCGTCACCCTGCGGGATCTCGTAGCCTTCGGCATCAAGCAAAACTGGCCTGTTTGTCGGTTCGCCGCCTTTCATCGCTCGGATGATCTGCGTTTCGTCGTTGCCGATGTCGACACGCTTATAATAGCCTTGATGCCGGACCCGTCGATACCATGCCCGCTCATTGGTCGTGCGGTATGGATAGCGGAATCGGATCTGCCCGGTTACCTCCCAGTAGGCTAGCTCTGGAGTGACGACATTTGAAGCGGACAATTTCATTAGCTTGGCAGTGCCGGGAGGCCAGCCGAGATAGGAATCGCTGTTGACCGATCGACGGTATCGGGCTTGGGTGAACGGGTTAAACAAAAGCATGTTACGCTTAATCGTTACGGTTTGATCCGGTAGCAATGTCTTGACGCCCTCGATCGGTTCGCCGTTAATCGTCTGAATTGGCTTTCCGTCCCAGTCTTCGTCTATTTCCTCTTCGGTTTCAACGTCATCCCAGTCGATTCTAGGAGGCGTGAATAGTGGGTTATCCTGGTTGTCGCTTGGCCCTAGTTCGCCGCTGTAATCGATGTTTAGCTGCCATAGGATAAGGCTTTGTCGCGACAGGGAAAAATTGTCCGCAAAAGCATACGGGAACTGATCGCTGAACCGATCGCCTTCGAGGATGCCCGTTGAGCGGTAGCAATCGTACTCGTTAGCCGTTGGTGTCGTCAAAATCTGGAATGCCCGCTGTAGCTTAATCGATCGCTTGCGGAAGTTGTCCGTAAGGCTTACCGATGAAGTCGGCTTCGACCACATTTCAGTCACTTCGATTATGTTGCTCATCCAACAAACTCCAATTGCAAGGCGTCTGCCCCCTGGGGCTTGGATTGGTTCTTGATTGCTTCGGCAACTGCATCGAGCCGCTCAACCGTCTTGAGCGTGTTGGCTGCAATGTCCTTTTGCGTGTCCTCATTGACGCCCCGCGATACTAGCCGCTGCTCGACCGACATTAGCTGAGGTTTCTCGGCAAGCTTCTTGGCTAGTTCGCCCTGTTTCTTTTGCCGGTCTAAGGCCGCTTGCTCCGATGCGATGCGAGCCGCTGCTTCCTTGCCTAGCCCCTGTTGCTCAAGCCGAAATCGGTTCGCCGCCTCTTCGCCCTCTTCGAGCAAGATTTTTTGCTCTTTGATTCGGTCGATTTCGCTGGCCTGCAAATCTGCGATGCGTTGAATCCTTTGGGCTTCTTGGTCGTCGTCTTTTTTCTTCTTGTCGGCCCGTTCTTTTTCTAGTCGTGTCGCTTGCTCGGCAAATACGATCCGCTTCGCGTTGGCCTCGTCGATGCCCTCATCGGCCAATTGAGCCATGCGAGCCGCTTCGACGCCCTTGGTCAGCTCAAGGTAAGCGTAGTTGTTTTTCTTTAGCTGCGACTCGATGGAGGCTTGCGTTTGCTTGGCTTTTGCCGCTGCTTCATCCTCGGCTTTCTGTTGTGCCTTGATCGCCTTGAGGTTATTCGCTCGTTCGCCGTAAACGTCGGACAACGCCCATTTCTGTTTCTCTAAGCTCGCTATCGTTGCGTTGTATTGCTCGTTCTCCAATTCGAGCATCGCGATAGCTTCGTCATTGTTGCCGAGAATATCCGTTTCGCCGCGTAGCCGTTCGATTTCCTGTTGGCGGTAATGGAAGTTGTCGTAGGCTTTGTTGATCGCTCCCTGGATTTCCGCAAACGCTGCTACCGCTTCATTCTGCTGCTTGGCCGGGTCTTTGATTAGGCTGATATCCTCAAGCTTCTCTTTGAAGCCTTTATCCGCTGCCGAAATCATTGACTGCGTGAACCCCTCGATTTGGGCCCTCGCTTCACCGAATTCGTCTTTAAGCTCTTGGACGCCAAAGATCGATTCGCCGATCGCCTTGCCGAGGTTAAACGATAGCGTTGTCACCAAGAGCGTAACCCCGGCCTGAAACGCCATCGCTCCAACGCCACCGGCTTTCATCACCTCGGAAAATTGGCCTACCTTCTCGGTGATCGCCGCGACTCCACCCGCCGCCTGTTGCAATTGCGAGCCGCCTAACTGCCCTGCTAGTACGCCGATAAACTCAGTCGATGCCTTGGCCTTTTGGCCCGTTTCCTTGACGCCCTTGACCGCGTTTTCGATGTTCCTCGATGCGTTGATCGCCTGCGCAGATGCCTTGTCCTCTGCTTCGATAACGATCTTGATTGCGTCGCCGGCCATCGTGGTTTATTTCCGTTCCGCTTTCGCTCGTTGTTCTTCCGACTTAAACCGCCTAGACGCCTCGATAAAACTAGCTGACTGATCCAACGCACCGCCTGCTACAGGGGGTAATCCCTCATCGAACAAATCAACCAACTCGACAAACTGAGTAAGCCCGCTGCAATACTGATTTGGGCAACCATCGACGCGATAAACGCCTTCGGTGCACTCGTCGCATCCTGCCCCGTTGCAAGCAACGCACTCGATTTCAATTGGCTCTGCATCGGTCCCCCTGTCCTTACACTCCTTGTCGCTGCAATGAAGACAAAGCATGCCTTGCCGTATCATCGCCGCGACCCTTAACCTTTTTTTTCGGTTGTGTCCATTCGCTGATTGTAGGCAACCAGCCTCAGCAGTTCCCTAGCTTCCGTCAACGTGAAAACATCCTCGATAACCTCAGGACCAAACGCGATGCCGCTCATGTTCGACCAACCAGCAAGCACCTTTTTAAGTTGCTCGACGGTCTCATTAAAAATCTGATCGACCGTCACGCCGGGCCTGTGGATAACGTCAAGCACTTCGAGCACCTTTCGTTGGTTTCGCATCGATTGGGATCGAACGAAAAACGTAGGCCTCGATTCTTCGGGCTTATCTTTGTCGGATTCCAACCAGACCGGGAAACTCTGATCTGGCTCTAGGAAAATTGGCATGGTCTCTCCGTGTTAGGTCGCTGCCGTAAAGGTGATCGAACATTCTTGGTCTGCCGTCGAGCCGTTGCGGTTGGCTTGCCACTCGATTTCGTCGACAACCATATTTTCCCGATCGGCTTCGCTGATCGCCACAATCTGAGCCTTTGGAGCCGCGATTGTGATCTTGCTATTCGTTGGTCCGTCGATGTCGAAGGTTAAAGCATGTTCGCTCATATCGAGAAGCTTGCCGTATCGGTCTTGAATCGCGACAAGCTTGGCTTCCGGGTTGCCAGTGATCTTAACGATGCGGTTGGAAATTAGCCCCGCCTTGAAACCGGAAACGTCGCTCGAATCTTCTCGGAGTAGCATCGAGTTACCCGAATCGAGCACCATCGACTCCACCGCAAGGTCAACGCTGTTCCAGGTCGTCACGCTGGATGCAAACCGCAATGGGCTAGCCACTGGGTATGTCGGCGCGAGGATCGCAACGTCGGTAGGCGAATCCCAGATGCCGATAAACTCAAACTCAAAGACAACCGTTTTGCCGCTGGAGCAATTGGCCTTGAACGTGCCAACGCATCCCCTGAGTGTCTTGCGTTTGCCGTCGATGTAGACTGCAATCGTAAGGGTCTTGACGTTGGTTCCAGGGGCCTCTGTGCGAGGGGTAAACACTTGACCAGCCTTGACCCATCCGCAAGCCGGAAGAAAAGTATCGGCCCAAGATGGTTCGGTTGCGGTTCCGTCCCATGATGCGTCGTGCTTGAATGTCACCTTGCCTTTGTACCCGCCTGGGGTCGACGCTCGCATCCCAAACGATCCTTGGCCCTCTCGGGCTTCGGTTTCGATTTCGTGCTGAATGGCAATTTCATAGCAGTTGAAAGAGGCTTCCGCTGCCGTCAATGCTTCGGCGGTGCCTGGAGTCGTTTCGATCTTCGCTGCTACTACCCGCTTGCGTTTCAATAGTGTCATTGCCCTAGTTCCCTTGATGCCCTGAGTTTGATTTTTCCACTCGCCGCCAGTGTGATTTCGCGTATCCGTCGATTGATTTCGATGGGTAGCCGTTCGCGTGCTTTAGCCCCTGCAATCTCCCCGATATTGCCCTCTCGGAAGAAATCGCCGGGTCTTTTGCCAAGCACCCTGAGAAGCTTTCGGGATCCTTCCGCTGCCGGTCGATAAATATCGCCCCGCCATCGAGAGGCCACAAAGCCGTCTTGTACCACGGTCCAGCCGCCGCCCACGCTCGACTTGTATTGAGCCCCAAGGCTTTTACGCTTGCCGCGTTTCATCCGGCTGTAGCTCTTGCCCTCGAAATACTTGACCGGGAAGTTGTGCCCCTCCCAAAGTCCGATAGTAACGCCCGCATTTCCTGGGGTCGCTTTGTTCTTCTGTTTTATGGTTTTCTTTAGCGTCTTGGCCTTGCTGATCGGCTTGGCTACGCCCTTATTTTCGCTGCTTAGCTTGAGATTGACCAAAGGCCCCAAGGCCTGTGCGCATTCGACCCGAACGGACCTAGCCGCCCGATTGACCGCCGTTGCTAGATGCCTCGGCAAATGGTCACCGAAGGCCCCTAGATTGGCTCGCATCTGTCGCAATGATTCTTGATCGACTGTGACGCTAATCATTAGTTCCGTAGCTCCGTTGGGTCGTCTTCGGAGTATCGGCAAGTAATCTGTAGCGGGATCGTCAAGCCATCAATCCCGCCGTCTGCCGCGATGAATTGAATGGAGCCCCAAGTTGCATCGATCGCATTGCCGCCGAACGTGTGCCAAGTGCTAGAGCCATTGCAAACGGCCTTGATAACGTCGGCATGAAAAGCGTTTAGTAGCTCGTCGATGGTTTCTGTCCCGCGTTCATCCTGCATGATATGGCAGTGGATATTGAACGTCTGCCGCATCGCGCTGGCAGGAGGATTGCCCGGTCGGTCCAAGTCAGGGACTCGCTCGGCTGGCCCTTGCGTTAGGACAATCTGATTATGGGCAGGCGTGAAGTTGGCAAATCGATTCGGTCGCTGTACTTCGCTGATTGCCGTCGAGTACGTAGCGTTATCAATCATCGCATCGAGACGCGATTTCAAAACAACTGCTATTTCTTCGACAACTGCTAGCGGCATTCGAGAACCAACATCCCTTCATCGTGGCTGAGTAGCTTTAGGATCGAATGCCGCTTTGGTGGCTGTCCGACTCGATCCGCAAATTCCAATTGATCGCCGCCTAGGTTCAATTCGTCGCTTGCGATTCCCTCGGAGGGGTCGTTAGCAACGTGAATTTCAAACATCGGATAAACAACGTCACCATCTTCGGGCAGGATGCCAAGGGCCTCGCGAATGACCACCGCGTTTATCTTCCTCGACCGACCGTTTCTTTTGTAGTAAACGACCGGCTCGGCGAAGTCTTGCGGGTTGGCGAATACCTTCTTGGCATCCTCGATAATGGTATCGTGCAAGGTCACGGATTAGACCCGCTTGCCATCGATTTCGATGTAATCCATCTCGAAAACGTCGGCGTTTGTGTTGGCCGCTTTTTGGAGTTGAACGATAGGCTGGAAGCTTCCGGAGTAGCCAGACATATCGAAGGTCGTCTCTTTGCAGACCTGGACGCCGTCAATAAAGAACCGGACGTTACTCTTGCCGCCCCGGAAGTCAATCACGAACTTTTTGAACGTGTTGCCAAGGGTAACGCCCGTCGAAACGTCGTTATTGTCCCGTACCTCGTCATCGGTTTCGGCGTAGACAAGGCTCGTACTGTTGGCCCCTTCCATCCTGAACCAAGCATGAGCCGCCACGCTGTCGGCGGTATCGTTTCGAGCCGAGCCCAAACCGAATACCAAGATAGATCCGCTCGTAAAGGTCGATGCCCCGATACGAGCCCGCATTTCGACGCTCTGAACGTCGTCGATGTCGAACGCCAAAGCATCGCCATGACCGCCGCCGAGGATCTGAATTTGACTCGCGCTTGTGAGGGTCAAAACCTTTCGGTCGTTGGCCCGCTGTGCTGTCGGAGGTGCCGCCCCGGTGATCGTATAGACCCAAGGAGAGGCGATGTTTGCCGAAGTCGGAAAGGATACCGCTGGTCCGATAAAGTCATCGAAATACGGTTTGAAGTCTTGCATGCCTGCCATGTTCTTATTTCCTGTTTTGTGAATTTTGTTGCCGTCCCAAAAAGCCCCCAAGCAATCGCCCAGGGGCTAGATTTCAATCGACACTACGCACGATTAGCGAAGATGCCGCGATGCTCGATAACCGCCGCTGCGAACGATTGGCGAACCGTGTAGATGTACGAATCGTTTCGAATGTTGTAATCCGACTCCAAGACCGGCGATTCCTCACCACTCAGGAAGCTGATTTCAACCGTGTCGATCAGGCTGTTGTCGGCCACTGCATACCAGTTAGTCGAGTTGTTGGCGTCCAGGTATGGGCTTGCAACAACCCGCAATTGCCGAGCACCACCGCGACCGTAAAGGTTCGAGACGCCGCTATTCTTCTCGCTCTCGACCGAAGCCGTCGAATTGACAAGCTCTAAGGCTGTCCCTGCGTAGGCCAAAGGCACCAAGAGGATCGACGGGGTAAGCCCGAGGAAGACATCGCTGTTTAGCCCCTTTTGCTTGCCCATCACCTCAAAGGCTTTGTCGAGGGTCGTCTTGCTTGGAGCCGCTGCACCGCCCGAGAGGTTAGTCCCGGATGCGTGCGAAGCGCTAAACAGCGAAACTCCATCGGGCATGGTTGGGTTGGCAAGGAAAACATCATAGATCGCTTTTTCTTGCGTCCTACGAGCCGCCGAGCCGTGCATCGCTGGGATACGGGAAAGAGCATCGAGGTCATCGCCGATAACCATCTCCCAGGTGATCGTGAATTCTTTTCCGTACTTCTCGATCTTGTAGCTCTTGCGTTGATCGACAACCTTGCCCTCTGGGTAGTCCTTACCTTCGGGGACCACCTCAAGGTTAGGCGATTCGCCAAGGCTGACGCGATTGATGTTCTTGAAGTCGTCAACCGACTGTGCTTGCCTTACCCATTGGTCCCAAGTGTAAGGGGCCTCGACGTAGGACGCCGTGAGTGTCTTGCTAGCCGCATCCAACAGCAAGCTGGAAAACGATCCGCTCGTGTGGTAAACGTCGTTGGATCGACGAATATTCAGTCGGCCAACAATCCCTGGGTGGCCCATTGCAATACGAACGATATCGCCCTTGTTGTGGTGTTCTGGATTAACACCCATTCGCCGGACGCAAGCCTCAGCAAGCCGATAGAGCCCAAGGTTGCGGAAGTGTTCCGCGCCTTGAACATCAGGGGCTTTTTGATGCTTGATCTGGCCTTGGAAGCATCGCTGCACCAAGCCCGCCGAAGCTTGAGCCATGAACTTATCATGCTCCGATTCGGTCACGCTGAAACTGGAGCCCTCGACGGCCCCGCCTAGTGGTTGAGAAGCCATCTTTCGGATGATCCTTTCTTGAGCGATTTCAACAGTCACGGATGGATCGTCAACCAAAGCGTCTGCGAAGCTTCGCTCAAGCTTTGCAAGCGTACAATGGGCAACGATAGTCTTGCGTCGGTCGTCGTGGGCCTTGAGTTGTCTTGCAACTTCGGCCTCGACTTTCTTTTCGGTGTCTTCGGCTGGAGGGGTCTCGGCCCGCATCGCCTCTTCGGGCTCTTTGTCGGCCATCGATTCGACTTGCCCCATCGGAGCCGCGTCAGAACCGGATTGCCCCGCTGCTTTGCCTGCGAGGAAAATTACAATCTGTTCAAGGTCGGTCATGCCCTCAGGCAACCCGAGACCCTTCAACGTTGCCATTAGGCTTTCGTCCATTCTCTCAACCCTTTCCTGGTCGTAAGACCGTCTAACAGTAGAATTCGGATCCGCGCCCGTTGCACAGATCGAAGCGTTATGCGGTTCCCATGCGGTAACAATCTCCGCTGGACCCTCAATCACCTTGCCTTGTCGGGTGGTGTACGTTTGGCCCTCTCGAACGAATTGACGCTCTAGGATCTGGGCATCAATCGAGAAGTCATTAAGATGGCCTTCGGTGTATCTTGTCGCGACGATCTGCGAGTCTGGATCGCTTGCGAAATCGGGCAAGCCAAGCATTTCTTCGCCCTCGATATCGATATTGCGAATCGACCCAAAGACGTTGCGTACGGTCTTGTCGTTGTGGCTATCGACGATAGGTAGCTGCTTTTTGTCGTTGCGGAATCGGACGCCATCCATCAACAAAACTTGCTTGATCCATCCGCGATCCTGATCGTAGATGTCAATCGGCGTCTCTGTCGCAATCACCGCTCGGCCATCTTTTACGGCCCCAAATTGCCGAACGATCGAACCGCCCTCGATGGGCTTGGATTGGTGTCTTGCGTCGAGTTCTTTTCGTCGCTTGATTAGGTCGCTTTTGTTCATGCCGTCACCTCAGGCGGTAGCGTGTCAACCGATCCGTCTTTTGCGTCGTCGATTAGGGCCTGTACGCTTGCTTCGGACATGCCGACCGACGACAGGAACACCCTGGCCGCTGCTTCGCTAATGGCCCCGCTGGAAAGCTCGTCGAGGGTCGTTGCAATGGCCTTGCGGTTGCGCTTGAATTGGAGAGTAGATAGCGCCATCATTTCGCCGCTGCCGGTCGCTGGTTGCGTTTCTGCCGCCCCTTGGGTCTGAGCCGCTGAAATGGCTAGCTGCTGCTGTTCGGGGGTCTGCAAGCCAAGCTTTTGAAGGAGTCGGTTTTCCTTGGCCCGTTGGTAGAAGACCGTTCGGAAGTTGAGCCCCTGCGCCCCGAGCACTTCGCTGTAGGTCGCCGTGAATGAATTGATGCCGGCTTCGCTTGTCACTTGCTCAACGCCCGGATCCACCCATTCCCATTTAGGGGTCTGCCATTCGACAGGCGTGAACCGCCTACGGTCGCTCAATAGGTCGCTAGGCCCTGGAAACCCGTCGAGGTTGGTTCGGCTTGCTGCGTCACAAAAGCGATCCCAAACAGGCTGTAGCAAGTGCCGAATGATGTATTTCTGGATAATGCGAAACCGCCGACGGTCTTCGAGTTGGCTGGTCCGGCTCGAACTGTAGGAGGTCTGCGAATAGTCGCGTGCTACAACCTCGTAGCTTAGCCCGGTCCCAACTGCGATCCCTCGAAGGATAACCTTGGTCCATTCGCCCGCGCTCGTGTTTGGTCGAGTTGGGTTGATAACCTCGACGGACTCATTCGGGTTTAAATCGAAGATTAGGCCCGGCTCTAGGTATCGCTCCCTGTTTCCATCCTTGTCGGTTCCGCTGCCAGTCCTTGGGTTGCTCAAGTCGCCCATTGGCGTTTCGGTCTTGATCGCTGCCGTAAAGCAAGACGCAATAGCCGAAGCTTGGAGTTCGTTGTCTAGGTAGGTGCCGAGGTCGCGAATCGATGCCAACGCCGGAGCGAACCAAGTCACGCCCCGCGTCTGTCCGACTCGATCTTGTCGGAATAGGTGGATGATTTCCCGGGCTGGGATTTCCTTCGGCGTTCGGCTTACCGCGTATGGCTGTAGCGGATGATCGTCATAAATCATGTAGGCTAGGGGCTTGCCCGATTCATCGACTTTAATCCCGCGAATAACCCGCGTACCATCGCCGCGATCGATGCCCATCGTGTAGGTGTCGCGATCGGTCGCTAGCCGGTCGGCTTCGATGATTTCCAAGGCCATCGGAATCGGTCGAGAAATACCCCGGTATTCGGTTGAGGGTAAATTCACGATGCGAATCAGCACTTCGCCCGCTTCAACCATTTCGCGAAGTGCGATAGTTTGGATTTCTTCAAGGGTAAGCCTGCCGTTGATATCCGCCACTTCCGACCACTCAGACCAAGCCTTATCACGTAGGTCGTTGATGTCCTCAATGTCATCCCCTTCGGGAGTTTCGAAGGTCGATTGGGCCTGGATGCCCGCACCGACCACGGAAGAGACGATCGTATCGACCACGCCCCAAGCGTAGGAATTATCGCGAACCAGCCGCCGAGCCTCTGCCCTAAGACGATCGGCCCCGAATGGCCCCATAAGCTCTTGGTCGGCTGGTAGATTCTTCGGGTGTCTGTTGCTCGATACCCGCGACGGTTCGGCCCCTTGGAAGGATCGCGCAAGGGCCCTTCTAGCCGCCTGCCGTCGCAATCCCGCGATAGGGCTAACCGCCGAGACTACCGAATCGATAAATCGAGCAATCATCGACGGCCCCCTACGATTCGCCCGAGGGAAATGCCGCCTGATCCGCTTTCGCGTTGGACCTGATGTAGCAGCGCTTTTCGCTCGGCCATCAATGCTGCTAGGTCGAGCTTAGTGACGGTCCGCGATCCAATGGAATACTGAGAGGCCCCTCCGGTTAGAAGGGCCTCGATAGCTGCGTCGATTAGTGCTAGAAGGCTTTGCGCTGATGCCATGCGTAAATAGTTGCATGGCTTGCTGTAGCTTGGTAGATGCCTGTACTATTCCATTAGTACACCGCTACAAATTATTTACGTTCTTGCGCCCAAGTATGCCCGCAGTACGAGCATCGGCAATAGCGGACCTTGGCTTTGGTGCAATAGACTCGGCTGTAGCTCTTGCCGATCGGTCGGCGTGATTCGCATAGCGTGCAGGGCCTTGCTTCGTCTTCGCGGGGGATGGGGGCCTCGACAACCGCCACCGATTCGACCGGCTCGATCTTAACCGACGAATCAAGCTCGATCCTCTCCCCGGGTTGCAACGCGATCTGTCTTTTCTTTTTGCTCATATCACCCTCTCCGTTTGGGAATCCATCCGCCTTGTCGCTGCCTGAATCTTTGCTGCCCGTGCCTGTAGGCTTGCTGAACCGGCTTGGCTTGTTTCGGCTCATCGCCGATATGCTTTGGGGCTACCTCGATTTCCGATGGGGCTATCAACTTGACCCCGCAAGCTTCCGAGCCCGCTGCCGCCATGTAGGTCGCATCGAGCCAGTGGTTGTTCGAGTCTCGGACATTCCAATAGGTTTTGGCCCCTTTGCCCTCAGTGAACTTGGTTACTAGCTCTTCGGCTGCAATATGCTGCGCGTACTGCGAATGCCGCTTTTCTTCCTCTAGGCTGAACACCGAAAGCGATCCACGCCGAAGCATGTTCGCATCGTCGAAAGTCGGCGTTAGGAATCGCTCGTGGATGAACTGCTTCCAATACGAGGTGTCGAGTTCGTAGAGCCAAACATTCGACGACGGAAGCTTTTGTGCGTGCAAGTTGGCCCCTGCGATCGTCACCGAGCTAGACTTGGCTTTTCGATGGTACGGGTCTTGCCCCTTCGATGGATGGAAGATACCGCCGACTTCGCGGCAAAAGGAATACGCCGCATTCGTAAAGGCACCTGAATCGACCAAGCAAAAGTCGATGGGCCGCCGCGTTCCGGTTGTGTCGGTGAATTCTTTTTGGAGCAGTTCGTCCCGGAGCGTTAGCAAGGCCTGATAAATCATCGGCTCGCTGGCTTCGTGATCCATGCTCTTATCGGTCCCGTAGACTTGCTGGATGCCGTAGTCCACTACAACGCCTCCAGCCCCGTGCCACCACGCCGTAACAACCCAATGGAGGTAATACTTGCCTAAGTCGATCGCCGCTGTCAGTGCCACGGTATTGGCCGGTAGTTGCCGCCGGACCAAGCCGCTTATCCGCGACTCGACCAAAGCCGGAGTAATCCCTAAGCCCATTGGCCCGGCTTCCTCTGGTGGGTCGTTGTCGTCTTCGGTCGATACTGCTTTTTGTCCACGGTCGGCTACCCGATTGAAGTAGCTATGAACTGCAGATAGCTCCATCGGCTCCCCGTCGCTGTGGGTCTTTTTGGAATAGCTAGCCTGATTGCTTACTACCGCCCCGCGTTCGATCTCGGCTTGATTGTCGCGATAGAAACGGAAGGCTTCTCTGGCGTCCGGGTCGTCGGCTTTGCGTCCCTTGCGAAGGTCGATGTACTGTTCAATCAGGTCCATTCGGTCCGGCTTGGTCACTAGCTTGCGGTATCGCTTGCCTCTCCAACTTGGTTTCTGCTTAGGGTCTGTGTACTTAAAGGCGATACACTTGCGATTCTGGATCGTGCAGAGCATTACCCGAGGGATCCGCTCGGAGGACTGGCCTAGCCCTCCAATATCCTGCTCGATGATTTCCTCATTCTTCGCGATCATTGTTTCGCTTGCCGCCGCTTCCCGGTCTTCAATGTCGTCGAGAATCGCTAGCGTCGGCCGCGCCGAACGGAACTTAGTTCCCCGGATCGCCCCGTCGATTCCCAGGGAGTAGAACACTTGCCCCTTGCTACATGGCTCGATTTCTTTTGGCCAATCGGGAATCTGAGCCCGGGTAATCGTTGGGAAGACAAAGAATTCCGGCCCGATAACGATATTGGTCGATTGCCCGCCGCATGTCTGCATCCTCCCGCGGCTCGACCAACCGCCTACGGCTTGAAACGGGATGCCGATCTCTGGGTAATCCTGGATGAAAAGGTCGTTTTGTTGCAGTTGCTCAACTAGGTCGCGTACTTCCTTTTTCGCCTTGTCAGCGTTCTTCCCAATAACGACGGGAAACGTCGATAAACCACGGACCATTAGGAATAAGGCAACGCGAATAGCTAACGTCGTTTTACCTTCGCCGCGAGGCCCTGCGATGCCTTGATCCCCGCCGTACTTAGCCGCGTCGATAATCGATTCGATCATGGCTAGCCGGTCGCTGGTCCACGCCTCGAAGAACTGCGAGCCGAAATAGGTGGATAGCCACAGGGAGCAATCAGACTCGGCTTCAAGACGCCTGGAGGGGTCTAGGGGTGGAAGGATGAAAATATCCCGTTGGCTGGCCCGTTTCTTGGCCATCAAATCGCGTTGGTATGCTCGACGGTCACCCTTGACCGGGTCGGCCTGTAATGCCGTTTTCGGATGCAAGCTTAGCAAGTTCTGCAATTGGGACAGACTGAGCGAGTTCAAGAAGTCGGAGTCGTTGCTCATTTTCTTTTACCTCCCGCTTCGCGTCGAGTTCTTCGCGCTTGCAATCGATCGCATCCGCTGCGAGAAGCACCTTCGCCGCATCGATCGCCAAATCTGGATCGGTCAGGCATTCCATCAGCGCCGCTTTGATTGCCTCCTTGTCGACGTTCCATTTTTCCTTCAAGGCTCGATTGACCATTGATAAGTCGCGTCTCGATTCAATCTGAAACAAGCCGCCCCCTACCCCGCGAAACCGCTTGCTAACGTGCTAACTTTCATCTGAAATCCTGGGCTAATAATTTGCGTACTAAAACGCCG